CATACCAATGTGCTATGGAAAATATATTAAAAAATGATAATTCACAATTAATATCATATTTCACTCCAGCCTATAATACTAAAGAAGTACTATATAGAACTTATAAATCATTAAAAGAACAAACCTATAATAATTGGGAATGGGTAATAGTTAATGATTCAACTGATGGTGGTAAAACACTTAAAATAGCTGAAGATATTGCTAAAAATGATCCACGAGTTAAAGTATATGATTTTAGAGAAAAATCTAAAGGAATTATAGGTGAAGTAAAATATAGAGCAGCTAGTTTATGCCGCGGATATATTTTAGCTGAATTAGATCATGATGATTATCTAACATCAGATTGTACAGAATTATTATACAAAGCATCTCAAGAACATCCAGAAATTGGATTCTTTTACACAGATAGTGCTGAAATTAACGATAATTATGAATCACTTTGTTATGATCCTGGGTTTGCATTAGGATATGGTAAATATGAAAATGTTGAATCTGATGGTATGAAGTATGATTCTTGTATTTCACCAAATATTAATCCAAAAACAATTCGTCATATTGTAGGTGTTCCTAATCATATTAGAGCATGGAGAAAAGAAGTATATTACCAAATAGGAGGTCATAATAGAGGATTATCTGTTGCTGATGATTATGAATTAATTGTTCGTACATTTTTGCATACAATAATGATGCGTATTCCTAAATTAGGATATCTACAATTTATGCATTCATCTAATACTACTGATGTATCTAGAAAAGATATACAACGTAGAGTAAGAACAATAATGTATTATTACAATGATAAAATTGCTGAACGATTTAAAGAATTAGGAGTTGAAGATTATGTTTATAATGAAAATCCTAACTCTCCATTAAGTGTAGAATCTAGATTTGGTGATCAAGAAAATTATGTTAATAAAATATATAAGTTGTGATAAGTTTTATAGTTCCTACTTTATGGAAATGTAATAAATTAATCGAAAGTATTAATTCGTTTATAGATGCTAAAATTGAAGGAGCAGAATTTATTATAATAGATAATGCTAATTCTGATTTCAATGATAAAGATATTATCTGTCTAAAACAAAAAGAAAACATCGGTGTTAATCCTGCATGGAATTTAGGAGTAAAAACAGCTAAAAACGATTTAATTTGTTTATTAAATGATGATATAACATTTAATTTTAAAACATTAAAAACAAATTTATCAACAATAGAAGCTATGTCTTCAGAATGCATGATTGGATTTGATGCAAATCAAAATTTCTTTGATATATTAAATGAAGATTTAGAAGTATTTCGCTTTAAAACAGCACCATGTCGTACATTAGGTTTTGGATGTATGATGATTCTTTCAAAGAAAAATTATATTGAAATAGATGAAAGAATGAAAATATACTGTGGTGATGATTTATTATATTGGTGGAATAAAGATAAACACCAGAAGAATATTTATAATATAGAAAATTTAAAAGCAACAGGATATTTAAGTTACACAAGTAGAGATTATGAACATTTTATGCATCCTGAAGTAGATATTTTTCAAGAAGTAATTAAAAAATTATAATATGAAAGTAAAATTAAAATTAGTTGATGTTTTAAATCTAGAAGCAGAATTATCTGGATTTGTTGATCCTAAAGGAAATGTTATAGTTGAAGGATTATTAAATCAACCTATATCTTATCAATTAAAATATAATTTAAGACAAGATTTAAAAAATATTGTAAAAGAAAAAGATACAATTTTACAAACACAAGATGATTTAATAAAAAAATATGGAAATGTGGATTCAACTGGAAGATTTGGATTAGATAAGTTTATTCCTGAATTAGATGAAAATAGAAAAGATACTGGAAAAAATATTTTAAACCCAAATTTTACTCAATATAATGAAGAGTGGAATAATTTTATATTAGAAAACACTATTGATGTCGAACTTATTGAAGTTCCTCTTAGTGAATTAGCTCCTTTAAAAACAAAAGATAATTATGTTGTGATAGATACTTATTTTTTAAAAACAGATGAATAAATTTTTAGAAATAGCTCAATCTTGGATTACAGCAATAAATCCATCAGAAGAAAAACAACAAATAGCAGATCAACGTATTGCTGTATGTAATACATGTGAATTTAGAAAATATAATGATGTGGGTGATTTTTATTATTGTGGAAGATGTGGTTGCCCTTTAAAAGGTAAAATATATTCCCCAGTAGAAAAATCTTGCCCAGAAAATAAATGGCCAGTATGATAAAACCTACAAAATTAACAGATGAAGAATTTAACAAGGTTAATGAACTTCAAAAAGAATTTCAAATAATTGCTCTCCAAATGGGTGAGTTACATATAATTGAACGCAATTTAGAAGAAGAATTAGATAAAGTAAAAACAGAATTAAAAAACTTTTATCTTAGCTATAAAAAAGTTCAAGAAAAAGAAAAAGAATTAGTAAACACCTTAGAATCAAATTATCCAGGTGTTAACATTAATTTTGAAACAGGCGAACTTTCATAGTTCGCCTTTCGTTTTTGATTCTCTGCTATATATTTATTGTAGAATTACCCGAATATATTTAATACTAAAAATACAATGGCAGAAAAAATTATATCACCTGGTGTATTTGTTAACGAAAGCGACAAATCATTAGTATCAAGAGGACCTGTTGTAACTGGAGCCGCAATTGTTGGCCCAACAGTAAATGGACGCCCATTAGTCCCTACAGTAGTTACCTCATATTCAGATTATGTTTCTCAATTTGGTGAAACATTTAAATCAGGAAGTCAATATTATGAATATTTCACTTCACTAGCAGCTAAAGAATACTTCTCAGGTGGTGGTCAATCATTGCTTGTTACTCGTATTATTTCAGGTTCTGCTTATAACACATACGCACAAGCGTCTGTTTCTTCATTCTCTGATTCTGCGGTAGCTTCATTTACTTTAGAAGCATTAGCATATGGAGATCAATTAAACAACACAAGTTCTTTGTCAGCTGGAGGTGCTTTAGCATCAGGTTCTTCAAATAACGTTCGTTGGGAAGTAACAAACGTTAATACAGGAAGTGGTACATTTACTATTACTGTTCGTCAAGGTGATGACAATACACAAAACAAAAATGTCTTAGAAACTTGGGCTAACTTATCATTAGACCCACAATTGCCTAACTATATTTCTCGTGTAATTGGAGATGAAAAACCAGTATATGTAGCTGCCGCAGGAGGTGATTCAGCTTACGTACAATTAACAGGTTCATACGCTGTATCTAGTCAATATGTTCGTGTAGCTTCAATTACTACTATTCAAGCTGATTCAATTGATAATGATGGTAACTATAAAGCTACTCAATACTCAGGTTCATTACCTGCTGTAGGATCTGGCTCATATGGTGGTTCATTCTCAGGTGGTGTTGCTGCTACAAATCGTGCGAGCGCAGCATTTTTTGATAATATTACTCCTTCTGCCACAAACTCACAAGGATTTATTATGACAGAATATGAAGCAGGTATTGCTTTACTTTCAAATAAAGATGAGTATGATTTCAATTTATTGTTATCTCCAGGTTTATTTTTAAGTGCTAATGCAAACGCTACTTCAGATAATATTATAGGAATTGCTGAAGATCGCGGAGATGCTTTTGCAATTGCTGATTTAGTAGCATTTGGCGCCGGTAAAAACGGAGCAATACAAGCTGCTGCTGGTTCAACTTCTAACTATGGTGCTGGTTATTGGCCATGGGTTCAAACATTTAGCGCTAACTTAGGTCGCCCAGTATGGGTTCCAGCTTCAGTAGTAATGGCTGGTGTTTACTCATTCAATGATCAAGTAGGTGCTGAATGGTTCGCTCCTGCAGGTTTAAATCGTGGTGGAATTGGTTCAGTAATTAGAGCTGAAAAGAAATTATCAGCAGACGATCGTGATAGCTTATACGAAGCAAATGTTAATCCATTAGCAACATTCCCAGGTGAGGGAGTTGTAGCATTTGGTCAGAAAACATTCCAAAAACGTGCAACTTCATTAGATCGTATTAATGTTCGTCGTTTATTGATTAACTTGAAGCGCTTTGTAACATCAGTTTCTCGTCAATTAGTATTTGAACAAAATACTACTGTAACACGTAATCGTTTCTTATCAACTGTAAATCCATATATGGAATCAGTTGTATCAAGACAAGGTTTATATGCTTACAAAGTAATAATGGACGATACAAACAATACAGCAGATGTAATTGATCGTAATCAATTAGTTGGTCAAATTTATGTTCAACCTACTAAAACTGCTGAATTTATTATCTTGGATTTCACTCTACAACCAACCGGAGCTACTTTCCCAGTATAATAAAAATTTAAAATTTAGATATTTATAATAAACAAGAATATAAACAATGGCAGTATTAGACGCATCAGAGATTATGTTTACCGCTTTTGAACCTAAGGTTCAAAACAGATTCATAATGTACATAGACGGTATCCCAGCTTACTTAATTAAAAAAGCTGCTTCCCCACAATTTGAAGCTAATGAAATCATATTAGATCATATTAACGTTTACCGTAAAATTAAAGGTAAAGTAAGATGGCAAGATATGACATTAGAACTTTACGATCCAATCGCTCCATCAGGTGCGCAAGCAGTAATGGAATGGGCTCGTTTAGCACACGAATCAGTAACAGGTCGTGACGGTTATTCAGATTTTTACAAGAAAGATTTAGTATTAAACGTATTAGGACCAGTTGGTGATGTTGTTTCAGAATGGATTATCAAAGGTGCTTATGCTAAATCTGCTAACTTTGGTGATTATGATTGGTCACAAGGTGAATCTGCTGCCTCTATTTCATTAACAATTGCAATGGATTATTGCGTATTGAACTACTAATAATAATTAGATTAAAGTAATAAAACCCTTCGACATTTTGTTGGAGGGTTTTTTCTTTTGTATATTTATATATAGAACATAAAACAGTTATATGGAACCAAAATTCAAATTACCTACTGAAACTATTACCCTCCCTTCAAAAGGTTTATTATATTCAACAGAAAACCCATTATCTAAAGGAGAAATTGAAATGTCTTACATGTCCGCAAAGCATGAAGATATATTAACAAACATGAATTATATCAAAAATGGAACAGCTATTGATAAATTATTACAAGCATTAGTTGTTACTCCAATTAATTTT